TGTTGCGATTACTAAATCAATAGTGTCAGCAGCAGCATAGATTCTATATCCAATGGATGTTGTACCCATTGCACTAGTACCTGCTCTTTCTCTAGTTACTTCTAGACCTGCGGTTGCAGTTGAAGCAGTTACAAAAGCATCTACGTCTGCACCATCACCAAGTGATAGAGTTCCTGAATTACCTGCACCATCTGCAGTTAAAACATCTAGACCTGCATACAAACATAAAGTGTTTGCAGGTACTTCTATTACTTGTATAACGTCACCACTTGCATTTGTAAACTTAGAAAAGTCTACTACTTGTGTCACACATCTGACTGCCTTACCTGTTGGTAGTGCTGCAGGAGATGCTGTGTTGCCTGTTACTGTAAAAGTTGCCATTTAATCATTACCTCCTATTAGTCTATTAAGATATGTGAAAGAACGAGAGCATTGTCTCTTAGTACTTTTCTTCCAAATACATGAAGACCTCTAACTACATCAGAAAAAGTCTCAGGATGTCTGATAACTTCAATCTTTGCGATATGGTTAGCTGTCGCTGTAGATGACATATGACCACCTAATACTTTGAAGAAGTTCGAAGTTGAACTTGCTGCGAAGTTGTTTGTCATATATACATCCATGTTCATAATCTTACCACCGATAACTTTACCATTTCTTAATGGTGCTGCGTTACCTGTAGTATCACTCATTAGTTTGCTAGATGCTTGACCTAATTGCTCTACAAATTCTGGACCTGCTAAGAACCATCTGTTCTCTTCTGGTACATCAGATGCATTTAACAATCTATTTACTTTAGAGATTGTGTCAACTGGGTCTACTTCACTTGAACCAAAACCAACATCTTGGTCTTGTCCAGAGCCTGAGTCTGCTCCTAGTAAGTGGTCAGGTGAAGCTGAACTTACACCTGCTACCATTGCTGCGATTACGTTTTTGTCATAAGCGTTCTTAAGTGCATAAGCACCAGAAGAAGTTGCAACACTTTCAAAGTTAACATGAGAATGTCTTTCCTCAATGTCATCAACTTTAAATGAAAATGCGTTTGCTTGGTCGACAGTCAATTGGATTTGGTCATCAGTGATATCTTGTGCATCAACAACCGCTCCTCTTGAGTACGCACTAACAGTAATAGTAGGTTCTTTTATGATGTTTACTGTGTCTCCATAAGCTTCAATCTCACCTGCATAGTCAGTGTTAGTAATTGCTTCTACTACTGATGCGGTACGAAAGAACTTTTGGACTTTTTGGGAATAGATAATCGGGCTAAAGTTTCCGTTAGCGAGATTATTATTACCTGATACTTTATCAAAAGCCATCTTTTTTCTCCTATTATTTATTAGTTATTTTAAAATTGATATGAGTTAACTGTTTATACGATGCGACCTTCTCTATGAGCCTTATCAATGTCTGCCTCAAACTTAGAGTATTCATCGGGCTTCATCTTCTTAATAGATGCCCAAGACCATTGTTTCTTTTCAGTAGGTGTTTCAGATACTTTAGTTTTAGAAACTACTTTAGCTGCTTCTTTTTTAATATCTGAATTTGACACCTTCTTATTAGAAAGGCCTCTATCATACTTGTACTTTTCAATTATAAATGCTATCTCTTTTGCGTCATAAGACTTTTCGATAACATCTTGAATGTACTTTGGCTGACCCCTTGTCCAATCATAAAAATCCTCATCGTTAGCAAGGTCTTTATAGTCAGGGTGTTTTTTAGAAAGTTCAACTTCCGCTTTGTCTTTTGCAATCTGGGCTTGTTGTTTTTTAACTTCTAATAACTGCTCTTCCATTTCTTGCTTAGATTTAATGGTGGCTTCTGTAGTCAACTGCATGACAGATTCATACGTTTCGGGATATTCTTTTCGCCATTCTTCAATCTCTTCTTGAGATTTAAAAACAGGTTTAGCTGATATCGCCTCTATTTCTTTTTTAAGTTTGAGAATTGCATCTTTATGCTCAGAGTCTTTCTCATCGTAATGCCTTTTTAAGTCGTCATATCGCTTCTTATAAACGGCATTTTTTTCTACTCCGTCAGGGCGGTCATCTTTAGGTTTCTCTTCGTCAAGTTCTTCCTTAGATTCCTCGGTGGCTGTTGTTTCGATTTCCTTGTCCAGTAATCCTCTACTTGGATGTCTGTATGGACTTGGAGTTGCGATTTCTTCTGTTGCTTGGGAATTTTGTTCTTCTACAACAGTAGAGTTCTGTTCGTCTTTTTCCATTTATCCTCCTTCGGGGTGCTGTTGGATTCAGGTCGCCCCTAAATTGCAGGGCCTCTATTGAGAGGGTGGCTGCATTACGCCCCCACCTGTCATAGGTGCAGGACTTTCACTTGGTTGTGAAACTGGTTGTTGAGTTTGTTGTGGTTGTGGTATTCTAGTTTCCATTATAACACCAAACTCTGGCCCAAAAACTTTGGACATAAAATTTCTAAATTGTGGAATATTTAATTGTGTAATTAACTGTGTCTCTTGTTCGCTAAGATTTTGTAAATTATTTTCTACTCTATCGCCGATAACTTCAACAAGCCTAGGTTGTACTTGTGTTTGTTCAGGAGTAGGGTTGGTATCTACAGCCCCACCCATCATGCCTGTTTGATTGGGCATATTTTCATTCATCATTTCTTCTTCCATGTTTTTACTCCTCCTGTAATATAACATAATGGTTCTAATATAGTTCTGTATATTCTACCCAACACATCTACTTTATTATATTTTTGTTTTCTAATATCTATTGTTCTATGTATAGCAATATGTTCTAATACGTTTTTAACAATACTATTTGTGAAACCTTTTTGTTTTGCATATTTAACTAAGGGTAAGAATAAAGTATGATAACCTACTTCATACTCCCTAGGTAAATTTTTAGATTGTGCTAACCATATTTTATTTCTAAATGAACCAAATCCATAAGAGTCATTCATCATGGTGCAAACTATTTTTCCTTGCTTTCCTTTGTTAGCGCTACTACCAGTTGTTCCTTTTGCTGCTTTTCTATCTGATTCAGTAATATTTGACTTTAATAAATTATCTAATTCATTTTCTATTTGTTTTTTTGATTTAGTAAACTTTCCTGTTTGAGATTTTTTATCATCTTTTTTGCTTTTACCTGGGCCGCCACCAAGCAGTCCTTGACCACCTTTTGATTTAGGTGCTGAACTAGGTATAGTTCCTTTAAACTTATCTGCTTCTGCTTTTCTTTTATCTGCAGCTTTTTTATTAGCCTGTCGTTGGGTGTCACTTATAATAGTTGGAGAACTTGCACTAAATGTATTAACAGATATAGGGCCAACAATCATAGGGGTATTGTTTGGGGCCATAATAATATTACCTTGTCTGTCTGTCTTTTGTGTACTAGCTATATTACCTTTTAAAGACTGTGCTGTCTGAATTTGTCCAAAATTGTATTTACCTTGTTGATTCATTTTAACATCAAATGTACCATCTTTATTTTCATTTATATTTATTCCATCTGTAGATAAATCTGTGTATGTTCCAAATTCTTTTAGTCTATTATCAGCAGGGCCTTTTACAAAAATACCATCTACTAATTTTCCAATAAACCCTAGCTTAGATAATACACTAGAGTTGTCTATATTGATTGTTATATCCTCGCCATATTTTGTATGGAGACCATCTTTTATTGCTGCTTGTGCGATGTTGTCTAATGCCTTTGCTGTAGAACCTATATTCCTTGGAGGATTTACAGGGCCTACTTGTGCATCACTCTTATCATCTCTAGGCTTATCAATAAGTACACATTTTTGTAATTCTTTATCAAACCTGTAATCTACAGGACAGGGGTCCATAATAGGTTTATCAGGTTCTACCTCTGGTTTATCAGGCACTACAGGTGTAGGTGTTTCTATTTTACCCTCTCCTATATTTGGAAATTTTGACTGGTCAAACTGTGGTAACATTCCTTTTTCAATTTCTTTTATCTGTCTAGGATATCCTGCTTCTTCTGAGCCATAGCTTATAATGCCTGTTGGCCCTTCATAGGCAGTTCCTTTAACAGAAGTTATACCATCCATACCTGCTTTATAAACATTCTGATTTGTTGTTACAGGTTTAACATTAGTTTTAAAAGGGAATATAATCCCTGAAGATTCTTGTTTTAATATGTCTGATAATTTAGTTGCCATCTTTATTCAGTTGCTCCCTAAGGTTGAGTATTTGGTGCAGTAAAGCCGCCTTCCCCTGGAGTTTGCGGAGTTCCGACTCCGATGTTGCCACCTCCAGACCCTTGTGTGTCTGAGTTATTTGCTCCTGCAGGTACTCCTCCAGTATTAGCCATACCGCCCTGTTGTTGGTTAGGGCCTTCAGCTTGTTGATTTCCATTCATATCTCCCATCATCTTCATAAATATTGCTGCCTTTTCAGGGTCGTTCACTAATTGCTCTGGGTCTATATCCATTGACTTTGCAATCTCTTTTATAATACTGTGCCATTTAACAAAAGGTGCTAGGAACTGATTTGATGCTACTTGCATAAATGTCATCAATCTCTGTGACCTTACTTCTTTTGTCATTAGGGATGTTGTCCCTTGTGCTTTGATATTTAAATCGCCTTCTATTTCTGGAACATCTTTATTAAATTGCATGTTCCAATGAAATAAAGTTTCGCCTAGTGGCTTTAATAAATAATCATCTACATTCTTAATAACTGTTTTTATATTTAAAGCGGCAGCTCCCATCAACATTGACATTCCTGATGCCGTTCTTGTTGTTGATTGAATACCTGTTTGACCATGAGAGTAGGAAGGTATACCTGTAGATTCATCTGCTAGTTGTCTAAACCTATCAAATATCTGCATGTTCTCAGGTGCTGTATTAGGAAACTTTAATCCATGTAAAGCTTGTCCTGTTTGTCCACTTTGTCTTCTAAATATTTTTCCAGGAAATACTGACATGTCTTGTCCTGGTACTAACATTGTCTCATCAATATCAAATACTAAATTTCCTGCTAGTGCTAAATTATCAATAGCCATTCTTGCATGACCATTCATAATTGTTTGGGCATCGTCCATATTCTCAGGTATGCCTACGCCAAAGAATTGATAAGGATTGATTTCATAAGGGCATACCATAAAGGGATTTCTTGCAGGGGTAAAAGGATTCAATACTAATCTTAGTATGTGTCCATTAGATATCCATGCATTAATCTGTACTTCATCTAAATCATTTTGTATACTATCAGGAATTTCTATACCTGCTTCTTCTACAAAGTTCTTATCCATGACACCCCAATACTCTAGAATCTCATATCTATTTTTACTAAACTCTTCTTGGTTCTCTCTATCATATAGAGCGGTTTCATAACTTCTTGTTTCGTAGTTAGAACCATAAGATAGTAAATCTTCTATAGCAGACTTTCTAAAGAAAGGTCTGTTTATTAAATCTCTTACTTGAGAACGAGTATAAACATGCCTTTGAATAACATAATCAGCATCTTCTATTTGTACTGCGTCAGGGTCAGGATATAAATCCCAACAACTAACTGCTTCTACTCTAGGTACTAATTTTTTACTTGGTGTGTATTCTCTTTCACCATCATCGTTTAATGTCCACTTATGTTCTGATTGTTCATAGTTAAAAGGGCCTTTTAAAACTCCTGTACCTAATAAACACATTTCAAATAATACATGACGCATAACAGATATTGCATGAGATTCTTCTAACTGGTCATGGATAAGTTTTTCCATGTTCTTAGCAGCTTCTTCTGCAGGTTCTATCTGTGGCATATTCTTTAGGTCTGGTGCTGCTCCATCTTCAAAACCCGCACCTTCATACTTTTCTTTTAAACCATTTAAGATAGTATCGGCGGTAGCACCAGGAGACATATCTCTACCATCACCTTCAAATCCATAAATATCTTCCATACGAGAATCTTGTTGTTTAAGATTGTCGGGTTTTATATGGGCATACTTACTTGCACCTGAGGGTACAGTGGTAGGAAATATCCCAATGGGAAATTTACCTTGTGAGAATAAGACCTCTATTAATTGTCCATAAGCAGCTAGAACTTTTGTCTTTGTTACTTTAACAAAAACTCTAGACTTCTCTGAATCACGAAATGCCATATCAGAACCATAGATACCTCTATAGTTTCTGTAGCTTCGTAACCATCTTTTTTCATCATAAAGACGAGCCTGTTCTGATTCCTTTAATCTAGATTCAATTATAGTACCTAGGTTATCAAAACTTCTATCTTCTTTATTATCTAAAGCTGTTACGTCATCATCTTCAGAAAATACTCCGCCTACTGTATTTTCGTGGGGCATATAGATTAATAATCTCTTTCGTCAGCTAATGAAAATACTTTTCCGTCTACTGTATTTTTTGCTTTTCTACCTGCATTTACATCTGTTTCACTGTAGTCGTCAGCAGGAAGGGCAGCAGCAGGTTTCTTAACATTGATTTTACTATCACCTTGTTTAGATTTTTCATTACCATATAAATTTTCTGGTAATTCACCTTGCTTATATTGTTTCATGATTGCCATTGTTTTTCTCCTATTATTACTTTGTGTTGCGTCTTATCCATTCTTTAATTGATGAATGGCATAAGAGTTCTGTTAAAAAGTTCCCATAAGAATTAACTATTGTCTCTTCTTCTTTTTCTTTTAAATGATACTGATAATATCCTAAGTGTAATAATTCATGTATTACGACATTAACAGCATCTGGACCACCTGCTTCTATCATCTCCTTATCTAAATAAATTTTATAAGGAGGCTTTACAACAAATGCCCCTTGTACTTCAGATACCTCGTACATCAGTTCATGGGGAACACAAACTAATTCTACAGTAAAAGGTCCTACTGTTACAAACTTTGGTAGATTCATTTTAAATTAAATTCTATTCCTACTACTAAACCTAAATTACCTGTTGTTTCATATGCAGGTGCTATAAACCATTTATCTTTTTTTACTCTGAACATAGGTGCAATATTACTTCCTGTGTATCCAGTAACTAAACCATACTCTATTTCTAAATTATTGTAGTTATATATTTTTCCTATATAAGAACTAACATTGTATTCGCTATTATAGTATGCCCCTAGTATAGTATTATCTATTGTACATCTAGCATGAGGGTGTATAGAGTTATATTCATTTTCTAAACCTACATGCATTGATAAAGCTAGTAGTAAAGATAAACAACTCAATAACCAAACACACTATCTGCAGGGGTAGAGTTTTGATTCTCTGAAGAACTTAAAAAGTCATTACCTCTTTGTGATACAGGATGAACAGGTCTACTCATGCATCCATATCTTAGTGCATCATAAGCGTGGTCATCAGCGTGAGTATCTACATCTTCAGGATTATTTTTATCTACAGGTAACATAGGTAATGTTCTAATTAAATTTAAACAGTTGTTAAATATAAACATACTAGGATATCCTGTATCCTCTTCTACTCTTAATCTTTTGTGAACTTCTACTTTACCTGATATTCTACTTCTAGGACTTCTATCTGACTGTCGCCATCTACATCCTTCTTGTATCATAGTTTCTGCAATACTAGGCCCTATGTCTCCTCGTCTTGCCCAAGTAGAACTATCGAGTACTCCGTATCTTATGTATTCACCATCTTCTAGTTCTAAAACTTTTCTTGCAAATATATCGGCGGTATTTCTTGTGCCGTATAATTCTCTGTATACAAATAAATTATTATCGTAATCTACTGCAAACCATAAACAACAAGCAGGTGAACTATAACCCCAGTCTGCTGCTCTGAATCTCATCCAGTTCCTTGGTATATCAAAAGGTTCTATAACATGTACTTGTCTATTGAACTCAGGGAAGGAAGAACTTTCGTAAGCATCCCAATCACCTTCTAAGAATTGTTTCTTTTGTACTTCAGGTAAAGATGCCAACATAGCGTAGTAATCATCTGTTTGCATTAAGTAAGGATTGTCTTGTAACTTTGCAGGTATAAACTTTCTTGATATTTTTTTTATACCCATAGGTGTTTGTATTTCTACATCAAATTGTTTGTTAGCTTCTGATGGGTCTACAAACATTTCTTTTACCCATGTTGAACCTATGTTTCCGGGGTTGCCTGTTGCTCTCATATAAACAGGAATCTCTGGGTCTACACTTCTTAGGGATGAACGTAAGAAGTTATAAATATCGGCGGTAGGATATTGAGGTAACTCATCTACACCAATCCAAGTATATGATTGTCCCTGATATCTTAATGCGTCTGTTAAATTTTCTGCGTATCCAAATTCTATTCTAGCACCTGATGGGAATCGCCATTCTTTTTCTTGCTCTCTCCACTTAGCCCCAGGATATGCTCTTGAATATAATTGTTGAGAGTGGTTAATTAAATCTCTAAGTTCTGGCATTGTACGTCTAATTAACAATGCTCTATGATGTTGCTTATCACAATATCTTAATGGGTCAACAAGCATAGCATAAGATTTACCACCACCTCTTGCTCCACCATAAAATACTTCTCTTTCAGATGATGCTAAAAAATCTGATTGTGGCCCTTCGTTAGGTTCAAAGATTATATCTTTTTCTTCAAAAGCTTTTTGTATTGTGGGAGAGGCTTCTTCTATTTCTTTGGTATCAATAACTGTTTTAACTTTACCTTCTAAAACAACATCTAAATCTTTTATCTTTTTATTTTTGTTATGTAGCTTACTTCTTTCTTTATCTAATTCTCTTTTAGCTTTTAAAACTCTATCTCTTTGATAATCTAATTGTTCTCTTGCAGATTCTCTAGCTTTCTTTTTAATATTATTTTTATTGACAATTTTATAAAAGCCTTGCCTTGTTAATTTTCTTTGGGTCTTAGAATAAATAAAGTCTACACACTTCTGAAGTGACTGTCCCTTCTTATGAAGTTTTACTGCTTCTTTTAATACATCTAATTCTTCAGGTATAGGAATAACTAACTTAGGGTCGTCTTCCGATTTCTTATACCCAAATGGAACTAATGCACCTTTTATTTTTTTAGGTTCATACATTCTTTGGTGGTAAAATAAATATCCCGTGTTGGACTTTGGCATTAACATCAATGCGTTCTGTTTTAGATATTCCAACTCTATCTAAAATTTGTTTAGCTGCTTCTAGTCTTACATTAGCACCAGGAATACTTCCGTCTTCTTCTAATGCATTTATCATTCCCATTACAGCCTTTGGTGAATGTGTAGCTAATACTGCTTCTGCTCTTTCTACTATTTCTTGCTTTAAAGATTTAACAACTGATTGATAATTACTTTCATCATATCCTGCAAGTTTAGCAGCTTGTCTTGGATTACCTTTAGCTTCACCAAATAAATTTTGTAAAAAGCTTTCTTGCTTTTCTGTTAGTTGTTTAGTTTTTTCAGGAACTAACATTGCGAACCTTTTGTAAATGTTTTTCTGTTTTTTCTTGTAGCCATTCAGGAGTTTTTCTAATGCCTAGTTTATCTTCTATTTGTCTTTCTTTCATTCCTTGTCTAGCTGTATGAATCATTTGGTCTCTAGTGCTATGCTCTCCTCTTTCAATAAAACTTAATCTAGGTGCTGTTATTAACTGCTCTACATTTTTATTTTTTAAAGGTTTATTTCTATCGGCGATAGATAAATACTCATCCCACACTTCACCTGTTTTATTATTTTTATATGTATATATTGGCATTATCTAATTACCTCAAAATATTCTCTTTGATACTTATTTAAATCTTTTATAGATTCTATACTAGAATCATTATCACATAATTTATTATACATAGATTTATTGTTTACCCAT